GGGGGTATCTGGCCCCGTTGTGCGGGGGCCGATCCTACCCCTTGGGGGCTTATGGGGAGTCAATCATCCTTGGAACAGGAGACCGATGACATTCCAGTCTGGGTTGAAAGGTACTTGGCGGATTGGCTTGCGATTGCGGGTGCGTTGAGGCGCATCCTTTCAACCGATTTGAGAATTTTGAATCGACCTTCCCCCGAGCAAACCAATTCAACGAAAACAAGAAAGCAGACCAAATGGAAAACCTGACAATTGACGAACTTTTAGGCCCAGCCCCCAGCGTGGAAATTCCCGATGACCTCGCAACATCGGCGGACCTTGGCGAATGGCTGGGGCTGACCTCTAGCCGCGTAAACCAACTTGCCCGCGATTCCATTTTGCCCCGCGTTGATGCCCCCGGTGGGTTTGCCTTCCCGCTCAAAGCATCCGTGCAAGCCTATGCCGAGCATTTGCGCAATCGGTCTGTCCGATCATCGGACCCAAGGCTTGCCGACGAAAAGTTGCGCGTTGCCGCCGGACAAGCTGACAAGCTGCAAATCCAAAACGATAAATCCCGTGGCGAATTGATCCCCGCCGCCGCCGTTCGGGCAGAGTGGCTTTCCGTTGCCGCTGACCTCAGAGCGCGACTGTTGGCCGTCCCCAGCCGCGTTGCCGCCAAGTTGTCGCTGGACCGCCCTGCCACGGCAGCTTTGGACGTGGAATTGCGCCGTGCGATGGAAGCCCTATCCGAAACCATAAACGAGGGGGGCAAGGGGGTAGCCCACAGCGCCGACTCGACCGACTCAGCACCTCATACTGACGACGACACACAAACGCCTCTGGAGGGCCGAAAATGAACAACGCAGCCCTTGCCGAAATCCGCGCCGAAACCTACGCCGCATTGCGTCCGCCGCCGCCCGTCAATTTACCGGATTGGATTGAGTCACACGTCCGGTTGCCAAGTGAGGTTTCCGCCCAAACCGGACCCATGACCCTGACCCCCGTGCAGCGCGGCATCGCGGAGGCTATGGGTAATCCTGAGGTTGAACGGGTGACTGTCGTTAAGCCTGTCCGCCTTGGCTACACGTCCCTGCTGACCTCACTTGTCGGGTACTACTGCGATAGCGATCCCAGCCCAATCTTGGCCGTGCATCCTACCGAGTCAGATGCACGTGGCTGGATTGTCGATGACGTGGAACCGATCTTTGCCGCGTCCCCAGACCTGCGCGGATTGCTGACCCTCGAAGCGGACCCGACTGGACGTTCCACATTGTTGTCGCGCAAGTTTCCGGGTGGTTCTCTCAAGGTCATTGCCGCCAAGAGTCCAAGGAACCTTAGAAGACACAACGCTAAGGTGCTTATTCTAGATGAAATTGACGGAATGGAATCCGGTGCTGAGGGTTCGCCGATTACTTTGGCCGAACGCCGCACCTTGTCTTTCCCCGATAGAAAGATTGTTGCCGGGTCAACTCCGACTTGGGAGGACACCAGCCACGTCCTGCGTCTCTACGCCCAAAGCGACAAGCGCCTGTTTGAAGTCCGCTGTCTCGACTGCAAAGGCTACACCGCGCCGCGTTGGCAGCACATAGAATGGGAGTCGGGTAAGCCTGAAACCGCCGCGTTCATCTGTCCGCATTGCGGCGTGGTACAACCCGAAACCCGCAAAGCCGAAATGGTAAACCGTGGCCGTTGGGTCATCACCGCCCCGGATGTGAAGAACCACGCGGGATTTAGGACGAACGTGCTGGTCTCTACTCTGCCCGCCGCAAGCTGGGGCAACATCGCCCGCGAATTTCTTGCCGCCAAGGATCATCCCGACTTGCTGCAATCGTGGACCAACACGCTAATGGCTGAGGGTTGGCGGCAAGCAGGCGAGGAACTGGACGAGTCTGCCCTTGCGAACCGCCGTGAACCGTTCAGCCTTGAGAACTTGCCAGAGGAAACGCTTGTCCTGACGTGCGGCGTGGATGTGCAGCACGACCGCCTTGAGTCCGTCACCTTAGCGCACAGCCGGACAGAAACCTTTGTGGTGGACGCCCGCGTGTTCTGGGGACCAGTGAACGATTCAGATGTGCCTTGGGCCGAATTGGACGCCTTTCTTGCGCAGACACATATCCATCCCGGCGGGGGAATTTTGCGGATGGACGCTGTTGCCGTGGACTCCAGCGATGGACAGACAATGGACCGGGTTCTGGCGTTCTGTCAGCCCAAATTGTCACGCCGCATTGTGCCGATCAAAGGGGCGGACGGGCAACGCCCTGCAATCCGGGCAAGCGCCACCAAAGGGCAGCGGCTCTTTATCGTGGGTGTAGACGGTATCAAGGCGAACCTGACCGAACGGCTTATGCGCGGCACGTCCATCCGATTTTCAGACACCCTAGATGCCCGGTTCTTTGAGGAATTGGACACCCTAGATGCCCGGTTCTTTGAGGAATTGGCAAGTGAACGGCGCGTGGTGAAATATCAGCGTGGCGCACCGAAAGCATCATGGGAACGGATACCGGGCAAACGGGCCGAGGCGCTGGACTGCGTGGTCTATGCCTTGGCCGTGCGGAATCTGGTAGGCGTGAACCTTGATCTGCGCGAAAAGGAACTAGCAGACCGTGGCACAGCAGCACCACGGCAGATCGTTGCAAGGTCTAAGTTTTTGGGAAGTTAAGCTGCCGCCTCAATCTGGGCTAAAATCTCAATCAAAGATTGCCGGTCAATAACCATGAATGGGCAAGTGCTATCAGAGACTTTTACGAAGCCCCATTTTGTAAAGAAGCTTTCGGCGTCACTATTAGCAGCATTTAAGCCAACAGCAAACACACGCCCGAAAGTTGTCAGTGCTCCATTTAGCGTTTCGAGAAGGTCAACCATTAGTAAATAAGATAATTTTTCGTCGCGTCTATCTTCTTTTATTGCCAAGTGATCAAGATACAGGAACACAGAGGTACCCGCATAGACACTCCTCCTATCTAGTACTCGGCCGCTTTCATTGGGATTGGACATAGAAAGGGTATACATACCTATGGCTGTGTCACCTTCGTACAATACCCTCACTCGATAGTCAGGATACTTACTGGAATGTTTTTTGAAAGCTGTCTTGCAGAATTGATCTATTTCACTAACGCCGCATCTAAAGCCAACTAAACATGTTTTTGAGCGCAACGCGCAAATCGTTTGGGCCATGGATACTCAGTCAAAAAAAAGGGCGCAGAATTTGCGCCCTTACTAACATTGAAGTCTCGAGGGTACTAGCGGTTCAACGACTTGCGGGCAGCCGCAGCGTTTCGAGCAAGGTTTGCGCTTACCACGCCAGCGTGACCTCTGCTGCGCCGCGCACGTGCTATCGAATCTCGCAAGAACTTGTCCGTTACGATGGACGTGAACAGTCTACGCCCGAGAACACCATTAAGGGTATCGTCCAAAAACGCACGTAATCTCAGTGCGTTAAACGAATATGATGCAGGCTTGGCCATTGATCCACTCACACTAAATTACATACATTCTTGAGGTACTTGTTACACAAGACTTAGACATTGTGAAGGAGAATTTAGGGCGCTACGCCCTCACTCCTGCAAACTCGCCCCCTTAAGCATCGTTGTGACTACTCAGTCAAGTACCTCATATCTATAACCCAAAACTTACTGAAACGTTCCCACATCGCCCACACAATTAGTAGTGCATGTAAGCCCTTAAAAGCTGCACATTTAGCGCTAGACATCATTGGGCAGAGCGCAATCAGGTCAACCTGCAAAATGAATCAAGCAATCGGGATACGTCGCTAAAGTCCTGCAAAGGGGTAAGGGGCTTTCCATCCCAAATGAATCCCCGAACATCGGTAGGCAGCTTGAAGCCGTTTGCCAGTATCAAAAGCATGATCTCGTCAATCCGTTCGACCAGCATCTCCAGACTCGGGTCGTCCAGAACCTTGTCTTGGCTCACATCATCTAAAGCGCGCCCCATGAGTTCGACTGCTTTTTCTCTCAGTTCGTTACTGTTCATTTTATTACCTCGATTTGCGTTTCTGATGTGCAAAGTGGCCAGCCTAGGACAGCCCCTCTACGTTTTGCGTCCGGCACCCCTGCCGGGAGAATGGTCATGCAGTTGACACTACATATCACCTTTTAACACCTGCAAAGTACTTCGCAAGTCTCTAGGTATAGCCTTGCAAGCAACGGGAGCAACGCAATGGAAATCACCCTTAGAGATATTACGGACGCTATCTGCGCGATTGACCGCCTAGACAAAACCGAAGCAAAGCGGGTCTACGAACGGGCACGGATGCTGCGGGATAAAGGGCTGCTGAAAACTAGCACCCCGCCTAGCCAAGGCCGCGCGGCAGCGTTCAGCGAAGCAGACACAGCAGCCGCTGTTACCGCAATTCGGGCAAACCTTAGCGGGTCTAGTTGGAACCTCATTGGTGCAATTCTTTCAGATTTGCGCGCTATTGAAAATACAAATGGCCGTCCAGCTTTTGAAGAACACATTGAAGCAATCAAAGCAGGAACGCCCGTGTGGGTCCGTGTCGATGTTCTTGTAAATCCTGAATTTGTTGAAGTTGGGCTTCCCGGCGAAGTGACGGCAAAGATGGGAACGCTAGCGGCTATCGGGGTGACTGATGACCCGATAAACACAGCCCCTTTCACCCACCAAATTACACTTTGGCCCGTAACGCTTATTGCTAGACCTGTCCTCGATCACATCAAAACTGCTGCGGGCTGATTATGGCCTTCCCGTTCGCCAGTTTCTTCAAACGCGATACCGCGCAGCCTGTCCAGACTCGCAGCTTTGACGCGGCGTCCGGCGGGCGACGTGGTTCGGCCTTCATGTCCTACGGCAGCAATGCCACCGAAACACTGGCAGCGGCTGCACCGCTACGCAGCCGCGCCCGCCATGCCTACGCGAACAACGGGTATATTCAGAATGGGGTGAATGCGATTGTCGCGGAATCTGTTGGCGCGGGCATTGAACCGGCGTCCGCGCATCCTGACATCGGGCTGCGCGACCCTCTGAATCAGGAATGGCTGACGTTTGCCGAGTCCGCCGATGTGGAGGGCCGGACCGATCTGCGCGGCCTGCTATCTCAAATGGTTCTGGCCTGCGTGGTGGACGGCGAGTCTTTCGCTGTAATTGAGGAGGACTCGGACGGGGTGCAGGTTCGCTTGATTCCCGCCGAAATGGTAGAGGAGTCAAAGACTACCGATCTGGGGCAAGGCCGCTACGTTGCCGCCGGAATCGAGTTTGACGCCCGTGGCCGTCGCGTGGCCTATCATATCCAACCCCAGCGCCCGACCGATCTATTCCCGACCAGCCGCACACCTATCCGCGTGCCTGCAAAGGACGTCCTGCACCTTATGCGTCCGCTGGGGCCGGGTCAGGTTCGCGGCGTGTCGTGGCTGGCCCCTATTCTGCTGACAGTGAACGAACTGGACCAGCTACAGGACGCCCTGCTGGTAGGTGCAAAGATTGCCGCTATGCACGCGGGCTTTGTGACCGATAACAATAATATCGGGGGCAGCGGCGCATATCCTGAGGCCGATAGCCTGACCGATATTTCACTGGAACCCGGCGTGGTGCGTATCCTGCCCGCTGGCACTGACATCAAATTCAATTCGCCCTCTGAGGCCAAGGACAGTATCGCGTTCGCCAAGCTGACCTTAGGCCAGATTGCCGCTGGGCTCGGTATCCCGCAATTTTGGCTGGACGGCGATCTGACCGGGGCGAACTATTCCAGCTTGCGGGCTGGCTTGATCCCAGCCCGCGCCAAGCTGGAGCAATTCCAGTATCACCAGATTATCCCGCAAGCCCTGACACCGCTTTGGCGTAGGGTTCAAACCCGCGCTTACCTGTCTGGCAGCGTGGAGATTCCCGACCTTGCACCAGCCTTGCTGGCAGAGTGGTTGCCGCCCCGCTTCATGCAAGTCGATCCCATGAAAGACACCCAAGCCCTTATCGCCCAAATCGACGCCAAGCTGACCAGCCGCACGAAAGCCGTGGCGTCCTTGGGTTGGAACCGCGCTGACCTCGACAAAGAGATTGCCGCCGAAACTGGAGACCAAGATGACGCAGCATGATGCAACCCTGATCCGCCAAGCCACAACCGCAAACAGCTATGACGCTTCAACCCGGACATTTGAGGCCGTTATCGCCACGATGACCCCCGTGGTTCGCCGCGATGCCCAAGGACCCTTTAACGAGGTTCTTGACCCTGCAACACTTGGCGCAAGCGCCGGGATGCCGCTGCTGGACAGTCACCGGACGGACTCGGTGCGTGACCTGCTGGGTCGCGTCCTGTCTACCCGCGTGGAAGGCAATCAAGTCATCGCAAAGCTGCAACTGTCCACGGCGTCCGACACGGACCCGATTGCACAGCGTATCGCAGACGGTAGCCTGACAGGCGTGTCCATCGGCTACCGCGTCACCGGATGGACAGAGTCCGCCGGGGCAACCGGGCAGCGCCAAAAGACACCGACCGCGTGGACGCTCACAGAAGTCACCCTAACGACCAACCCGGCAGACCCAAACGCACGGGTCCGTCAACAAGAAGCCCTAGGCGCAACGGTGCGGCCTAGCGAGACGACCACGACCAATCGCGCCGACAACCCCACCTCTCAAACTGGAGCAGATATGCCCGACATTGTTATTGAAACTACCCCGGAACAGGATGCAGAACGCACCCGCCGTTCCTCCATTCGGACCCTTGTCCGTTCGGCGGGTCTATCTGCTGAGATCGCAGATGACCTGATCGACCAAGACTCAAGCGTGGACCAAGCAAAGGCAGCCGTCTTCGATGCGACCCAGACTCGCACCGCCCCTGTCATCCGCACCCACACAACGCAAAACGATGACCCGGCTGTTATCACCCGCCGTCAGTCTGACGCCGTGGCTGTCCGTATGAACGGCGGCGATTGCCCGGATGATGCCAAGCAATATCTTGGCGATAGCCTCTTGGACATGGCCCGCGATGGCCTGACCCGTTCTGGCGTCTCTGTCCGTGGCCTGTCTGCCGACGAGGTGTTCACCCGCGCCGCACATGGCACGTCTGACTTCCCGTTGGTTGTCAGCAACGCGATGGGCAAAGTGGCAGCCGAGTCTTACAAGGCAGCCGAGTCCCCCTTGAAACAGCTTGGCCGTCAGCGCGTTCTGCGTGACTTCAAAGCGTCCACCAGCATCCGTATTGGCGAAATGGGCCGTTTGGAAGAAATCGCAGAATCCGGTGAAATCAAAGCCACGGGCCGCGCCGAAACGGGCGAGTCCATGTCTCTGAAAACCTATGCGCGTGGTATCAACGTCAGCCGTAATCTGCTGGTGAATGATGACCTGAACCTGCTGGGCGATATGACCGCTGCGTTTGGTGAAGCCGCTGCACAGACTGAGGCGGACGAAATGGTCAAACTGCTGACCAGCAACCCGAACCTGTCGGACGGGATTCCCGTGTTTGACGCAAGCCGGGGCAATGTCTCAGCCGTCCCTGCCTCACTTTCGGACGCTGGTGCAGGTCACACGGCATTGTCCGCAGCACGGAAAGCAATGCGTGGCTTTAAGGGGACAGACGGCAAGACGCTTATCAATGTCGTGCCGAAATACCTGTTGGTTGGTCCTGAATCTGAGACCTACGCCGAACAACTGTTGGCGGTTCTCTATCCGACCAATGTGGACGAAGTGAATGTCATGGGCCAAAAGCTGACGCTGCTGGTTGAACCCCGCATCACAGACGACTCTTGGTACGTGTTCGCCGATCCGGCCCGCGTGGCGTCTATGGCCTATGGCTACCTTGCCAACGCCCAAGGCGTTCAAATCCAGCGGGCAGAGGCTTGGGACACTCTCGGAATCAAATTCCGTGCCTTTTTGGACTTTGGCACAGGCTGGTCAGATTGGCGCGGGGCATACCAGAACCCCGGCAACAACTAATGCCCACGCTGCAAGAAATGCTAACCGAGGCGCGGGCGGCTTATCACCGCCTGCAAATCGGGGAAGCATTGGTCGAGTTGCGGGATTCTAACGGCGAACAGGTCATCTATAACCGTGCCAAACTCCCGCAACTCGCCGCTTACATCAACGATCTGGAACGGCAAGCAATGGGTTTGAAACGCCCCAACACCGTTCAATTCACAACATCGAAAGGACTATCCAATGCGTAATTTCATCCAAAAAGGTGACAACATCACTCTTGAATCCCCGGCAGATGTGCTGTCCGGCCAAGGCGTCCTGATCGACTCCTTGTTCGGCGTAGCCAATGGCGATGCCGCAACGGGCCAGCCTGTTGTCCTGTCTACGGTAGGCGTCTATGAATTGCCTAAATTGACCGCCGATGACATCACTGTCGGCGCGGCTGTTTATTGGGACGCCTCAGAAAACGAGGTGACTCTTGAGACCGGGGGCAACACCAAAGTCGGCGTGGCTGTCGCAGCCAAGTCCGGCGCTGGTCTTGTTGCAACACGTCTTAACGGCGCGTTCTGATCCGATGA